ACGAATTCCATCACCGCTCCTCGCTCGGGGGTAGGCCCCGGGCTGTCTGATAGTACGCCCTAATGCAAGTCAATAGGGAAATCTGCCCGGAGGGGGAGCTGGCATTGGAGTCGGACTGGGAGGCTGACGCCTGCCGCGCTCCAGCGCTCCGGCCTGAATCAAAGCTTGGTTCATGCCTGCGTTGGCGTAGGACTGGAGCTCTGGAGAGTCTCCAAAGAGCCCTGTACGGATCCTATTTACCATTGGCATTGTGGCTTGAGAGAGGATTGGATGCTCTTGGGTGAATAGATAGCCGGAGGCATAGCGATCTGCGGCTTCCTGGTCCTCGCTAGTGTCGACTGGGGCTCCAGGCAGGATTCGACCTCTCGCTGCGGCCTCCTTGTCGGCGGAACTTCTCCCGTAGCGGAGATAGCCGAGGAGATCGAGGGAGTCGGAGAGGGCCAAGTTAGTACTTTCTGCCCTTCTTACCCATTTCTAGGCCTTTGGCTTGGTTTTCCTTCTCGCGCTCGGAGAGCATGATCGCGATAGCCTGCTTTCGGTTCTTCACCTTGGGCCCTTTCTTCGATCCGGAGTGCAAAGAGCCCTTTTTGAACTCAGACATGACTTGAGTTGATGGCATAGGTCAGAGAGTCATCTTTATGCCGCCTCCGCGCATGTCTCCGACCCCTGGATTGGGCGGATTGGGCGGATTTGGCGGGTTAGGGGTCTGCATTCCGGGCGGCGGACCAGCCGGAGAGCCTCCCGGAGTGGGTGGAACGGGCATTCCGAGCCCCATGGCGGCGTCTTTGTCGGTTGCGAGCAGTCGATAGGCGTCGACGAGGGCTCGAAAGCGCATGTAGAGGTCGATTTTCTGCATTTTCGCCTGCGGATCGAGCATTTCCTCGCCCCCCTGCGCTTGCGCGGGCTGCCACTTGCCTCTTTCGAGCATCGAACGCCAGACACCGTAGATTCGGTCCTGTTTTGTGGGTGGAAGGAAGATCGGCGGAGGTGGTTCAGGGGGTGCTTGAGCTGGAGGCATCCCTGTGACGGCGGTGTCTTGCGCCATGAGGGCTGGATCGGCCATATCGAACTGCGCTTTGGTCTTTTTCCACGCGATCATGGCGTCGGCGTACATCTCGTTGGCCTGTTCCTCGGGGGGATGGCCTCCATAAAACGCCACTGCGGCGTCGTCGGCAGCTTCCGCGGCCCCGAGCTCGGATTCCCAGCCGGTGATGAGCCTCAAAATCCCCGGCCAGTCGACTTCCTTCTCCATCCGCTTGCCCTCGTCATACATTAAGAAGGTAGAGAGGACTTCGAAGCGAATTTTGAAGTCGTCGATGGACTCGTCGACCACTGGGACGACCTGTTCTTGCAGGAAATCTACCCACTGCTGCTTGGCGACGTCGACTTGACGGTTCTCGGAGTCGTTCACGTCGGTGGGGAGGCCACGATATTTGAGGATTTTCTGGACTGACGCCTGGGTGGTGATCCTATATAGACCGTCTGCCATGGCTTCTCGAGTCTGCTCGGCGATCATGAGTGACCTATCTACGTAGGCTTGCTTCTCCACCTCGACTTCGGTCTGGCCAAGGATGGCGGAACGGTCGAATTGCTTCTTTTCCCAGACCCCTTCCACGTTCTTGGTCTCGTAGGTGTCCTTGTCGGAGCGGAGAGTCCAGATGAGGCGCAGCTGGTGGGACCAGATTTTCTGGTACATCGAGATCAAAGAGCGCTCGCGGGGACCTCGACGACGCTCCGCAGCTTCGCCAAGCAGCTGGAGACCACTGGTGGTGCTGATATTCCTGGGGGCCTCGCCGATTTCGATGTCCTGGGGACCAGCCACCTTGGTCATGTCGGTGAGAATTCGGTCTCTCTCTTGATAGACGCCAGCTGGCATAAGGATCGAGCCGAAGGTCTCCGGCTTCGCTTGCGGATTCAGCGGATCTAGCTGATACCGCATGATCTTCCCGGAGCCATACTCCACGTTCCACTCCGGGCCGGTCATGTCCATGCCTTCGGAGACCAGGAGATTCGGAGAGCCCATGCGCTCGCGGGCCTCGATGATCTGGGCGTCCATCCCATTCAAGCGGTTTTGCGGGGAAATCAGGTCATCCAGAAGGCCCTGGCCCCAGAACTCGCCATGGCGGATCTTGAAGCGAGCCGCAGCATAGGTGGTGTGGGGAACACTCAGCACCCCTTCGGCGGTCTCTACTGATCGCAGGAGCTCCCCGTTGTAGACCACCTTTCCATTGATGACGGTCATACAGCGGCCATTCTTGAAGCGGTAGTTCGGGAGAGCGGTGATCTCCATGACCCGCGCGTGGCAGTCGTAGACCCCTGTGTCGAGGTCGGTGTCGTAGCGTCCGAGGATGTTGTAGTCACCCAGAATGGGGTGGTTCTTCATCAGCTCGGAGGGGTCTTCAGGGTCGATTCGGTCGACGAACTCGGGGAATCTCTCCTCGATCCAGTCCATGTCACGGACAGTCGCTTGGCCCCACACCTTGCAGCTCGTCGGGTCGATCCCGATGCCCGAGTTCTGGGGGAAGAGGTCGAATGGGCTCACTACTTCCATCGCAGTGTTGCCCTTGGGGAGCTCCTGGCCGAGGGGGCGGTCGAAGGGGTCCGAGTTGTAGGCTTCTTTCTCGCCTACCGCGTATGCCTGGAGGGGGCTCTCGTTCGCACACAGCGGGCACACCTGGAGCTCCATCTCGGGATCATCTACCGGTTCATCCCCCGTGATCAGCTTGGAGCCTTCGAGGTTCAGCCCCCCTCCGCTGGCAATCGAGGTGGGAATTCGGTTGCTCTGGAAGATATTCCCGCAGGAGGGGCAGAAGACTGCGTCCGGAGACCCTATATGCGTCATCTCGGTGTAGGTTTCGTCCCAGAAGCTCTTGATGCAGCCGGTGCCGGTGACGATGGTCAAGAAGGTGGCTAGTTCTCTGAGATCCTGCCAATTTAGGACCTTGTGGCGATACTCCAGGATCTCTTTGGCGACCTTGGCGGCTGCTTCCAGCTGGGGAGAGCGAGCTGTGGTGAGGACGTTCGGGACTAATTCCCTCTTGCCCAAGCTGCTCATCTCCACCTCGACTGCGCTGGCAGTCATGTTGGTGGTGGGCCTGGGCATCTCGACGTCACCGATGCGCTTGGAGTCTCGAAGAATATACCCTCGGGCGGGATCCAGGGCTATTTCAGTATCTAACTCAACCCACTGCTTCCCGTTGTAGTAGCTGAGCGCCAGAGCCATGCGATACATATGACGATTGCGGTAAGCATTGTCATAATTGAACCACCGCTTGGTGAAGTCGACGATCTCCTGCTCGGGGCAGTCGAGAGCGGGGAGTCTGGTGGTGCCCTTCGCGCGGACATCACGAGGGGTAGAGGTGTCGTTTCTGGCTACCACTTACTCATCTAGCTCCACCGGCTCTTTTGGCCTCAAATCCGGCTGGAATCCAGGGAAGTTGGAGCGTCGGACCGGTTGCGGCCCCACCCTCACTTCTTGAATGGGCTGGATCGGACGGCGGAATTCGCGGAGTGCGTCTGGGCGAGTCAGAGACATCAGCTGCTCGACGAGCTCGTTGCGCTCTTTCGAATGCTGATCGATCAACTTCAAGAGCATCTCGTGCTGATCGGAGAGCTGCGCCCGCAGGCTGGTGTTCTCGCCACGGAGAAGCTGGCAGCCGCGGCACTCAAACATGGGGTGCTCCTGATGGACTATCGGGATAATTGCCCACTAAGTCAAGTCTTACCATGCACGGATCCGGCGAATTTGCCGGAAGGCGCTCCCAGTCATCTGCTTCTCGATCTTCTTGTCGCTGCGCTTGATGATCTTCTTCACGTGGGCGTGGAACTCGCGGTTCATCATCTCCTCGGTGGTTTTGGCTCCGGTGGGGAGCTTCGCCGCGCGCCAGCTCTTGTTCACTTCGGCCCAGGCACCGGGCTGGAGGTGGGCTAGAGCTTGGCTCATGGCATCCACTTGGTCATCGTTGGTGGCGTTCGGGAACCCCGCGCACTCCTCGATGAACTCGTTCACCCAGCGCCCCGTGGAGGGGTGCGGGATATACACGTTCCCGGCCTGTACCAGCGGTACCACCGCACTCAAGCGCTGCTGCTTGTTCGACTTGACTTTGATGGGCACTAGGCCTGGAATCTCGTGATGGAGCATAGCGATTACAGCCGGGCCATTCGCCTTATCTTCCACCAGCTTCATAAGACCCTTTGGCCACTTCGCCCAGAGGGCTCTGAATGCAGCGAGTGTCTTGGGCGCATCGAGATGATCGCGCACCTGATCAAGGAGGTAGAACTCTGCGCCCTTTCTACCCCACACCTGCCCGACGGTGAAACTGCCAGAAGTCAGATCCTTAAAAGCAAGGTCCCAACTCTGGATCACTACGTCGAACTCTACCGGAGGCACCACGTAGTGCTTCCACCAGGACCGAGAGATGGAGCCTGACCCCTCAGGGGTGGGACGCTGTTGGTAGAGAGCGCTCCAGTTGTATGGAGACAGGGCTCCCTTTTTCTCGATGAGGGCGGGACCAGTTATTCTTTCTGGCCAGAGGGGCTCCC